CTTGTGTCCAGGTAGAAATGTTTGCAACAATTGATGTTAATATCCACCATCCATTTGTTGTACGATTAACCCATATAGAGCCTATTTCGGCCCTGTCGCGTATTGTGGGATTACGCACCGTTACAATACGTGCCGATGAAATGTGAGGCAATGCCTCGGATAATCCGTACGAAGTTTTTCCTTGTCTATTGACCGGCATGAGGTTACTCCTTTGTTAAGCCTTACTATAAGACAGCTTCATTCAACTACAGAAACCATGTAAATATCAACATTTATGTTGTAAATTTACATATTTGTGATACAATTAGAAAAACAACAAAGGAGATCTATGAGTTGGGAAAACGACAATAATCAGAAGAGATTAACACTCTGGCTACCAAAAACAGTTCATGTCTGGCTTAAAGAACGAGCTACTACTAATCATGTATCCATGTCTAAAACAATCCGACGTATGATCATATGTATGATGCTTCAAGAAAAACGGCGCGACAAAGAATAATGGAATTAATTGTGCACTCGGTCTAAAATGTGCTTGAATATAGCATAGGAATCAAAGTAGACGGTTTTGTCACGGATTCCTGATCCTACACACAGTAATGAAGGGAAAAAGCACATGAGTTTGTTCCCAGAACTTGGACCTGAGTTTTATAATGAAGCGCATAAAGATGTTAAAGCGCGAATGGAAGCTTCCTATGCTCAATCTATTACAGTTCTTCAAGCTGCATGGGCAGAAGCTGATACCGACCAAAGATTTTATGCAGGTGATGCAACTTTGTGGGCTGATCTTTATGGTAATCTTCCTGTCAATCGTCGTCGTATGTTTAATTTTAATCGCATTCGACGCTGCGTAGACATGGTATCTGGTTACCAACGGCGTAACCGCAAATCAACCATCGTTACCGGCATAGAGAATGCCGATGATGAGACAGCCGATCAATTCACTAAAATATTAATGCATATCAATAGAACAGAGAATGTACTGGGTACCGTATCAGATGCATTCAAAAATGCGCTGATTACTGGTATGAGTTTTCTGGAGACTTATGTTGACTGGAGACAAGATCCCGTTAGCGGAACTATTAAAGTTGATAATTGTGCTCTTAATTCAGTTATCATTGATCCTTTTTTTAGGCGTCTTGATCTCAGTGATTGTAACTTCATCTGGAAACGAACATATCTTACCAAGAGACAACTGTTTTCACTCTTACCCGATAAAAAAGACGAGATTCTTGGATTGTATGGCCAAGACAACAGAGATGGCAAGTTTCAATTCCAGCCTGAATCTTATAACTATGGAATGAAAAATTTAATTACCTACGATGAGTATTATTACCGGGATTATCGTCCCCAGAAGATGCTTTGTGATTCACAAACGGGTGAGACAACAGAATGGAAAGGCGAGAATAACGAAGATCGCCTTAAAGAGTTCTTATCACAGTACCCACAAATTACTCTCATAGAGCAAGAGATCCCTACTGTTAGATTGGCTATCGTTGCTCAAGGCCGTTGCCTGTATGATGGCCCCAATCCAATGGGCATTGATCGTTATCCGTTTGTGCCCGTAATGGCCTATTACTTACCAGAAACCCCCTATTATCCTTGGCGCATCCAAGGCATGGTCAGAGGCTTACGCGATAGCCAATACCTTTATAACCGCCGTAAGATGATCGAACTTGATATCCTTGAGTCTCAAATTAACTCAGGGTTTATCTATAAAGAGAATGCGCTTGTTAACCCCAAAGATATCTTCATGCAAGGCCAAGGCCGTGGGTTAGCACTGAAAAAAGATGCACAAATCACTGACGTTCAGCAAATCCAAGCACCGATAATACCACCTACGATGATTGAATTATCTAAGATTCTGGGCGATGAAATTTCGCAAATCAGTGGTATAAACGAAGAATTACTCGGTAGCGCGACGGATGAAAAAGCTGGTGTATTAAGCATGCTCAGACAAGGGGCAGGTCTTACGACACTCCAGGGTTTATTCGATAACTTAGATCAAGCACAGAAACTTCTGGGCGATCTCCAATTAGATCTTATCCAAACCAACTACACACCCGGCAAGCTAGCTAAGATTCTAGAAGGCAAACAACCTTCGCCCCAGTTCTACAATAAAGCATTCGGTAAGTACTCATGTGCGGTCGAAGAGGGAATCAACACCACAACCCAACGTCAGATGAATTTCGCACAACTCATGGAAATGAGAGCTGCACAGATACCTATACCTGATGAAGTTCTTCTTGATGCAGCAACTCTGCAAAACAAAAAAGAACTTATCGATTCCATCAAGAAAGCAAACGAACAACAACAAAAAATGGCACAAGCTCAACAAGAAGCAACCGTTATGGAATTGCAATCACGTGTTGAGTTAGCTAAAGCCAGGGCGCAAGCCGACAGAGGCTTAGGTGTTGAACGTTTATCACGCGTACAGGAAAACGAAGCACTGGCAGAAGAGCGCAGAGCAGCTGCTGTAAAAGATGAAGATCAAGCACTCTTGAACTTGGTAAAGACCTTAAAAGAAATAGATTCTGTTGATATACAAAGTATAGAGAAATAAATTCAGTTAAGTGGCTTTTTAAAACAACAAGAAGCAGGCATAGCACAAGCCACAACCCCTCAAGCTCAAGAACCAACTGAGCAGAAAGGAATATAATGGCAATCGTTAGAATGAGAGTTCCCCGTAAACCGTATGACGTTGAAGAAATTGAAACAGTTGTTATGCATCGTGAAGAAGGTTCTGAAAGTTCAGAACATCATCCACAGTTCGGATCGGCAGACCCCCGCAGATATCAAGAAATGAGAGACTTCTATGGTGCAGAGTCTGTACGCAAAGAGATGCAAGAACAATATGCAGGACCTTTAATTCACTCATTTGATGCTAAAGATGACTACAAAGAACCATCAAAAGTTTATTCAGAATAATATCCTCTATGGTAGAGGCTAACCTTGCAGGTCGTGACAAAACAGTCTGAACTGAAATCACGATGTCTGCAGTTCCTATAAGGAGTTCCAAATGTCAAAAAGATACCACGATGGCAACTATGCCGGTATGGGTAGTCGCCGTATGCAAGAAGCTGAAGATGGCTCTATGATCAGAGAAGATCATTCAGCGATGGCTAATCTTCCACAAAATGTAATGATCAAGCCTTGGGCTGACCATGAAGCATATTTACCTGAAGGTCTTGATGATACTATTCATGGTATTGATAAACAAATCAATACGCTGGATAACGGCAAACGCGATGCACATCTAGAACCTAAAAAAGTCTAAACGATTTCAAATTGTTGCATTTTTTGCAACTTTTTGCGATTGGAAAGGTCTAACAATGCCACAGGCCCCTAGAGAGCGTGGAAAACCAACTCAAATCGCTTATTCTATTTTGGGAGTTCCCGCTAATATGCGGTCTAAGCGAACAAAGGAGCGTCAAAAGTTAGACAAAATTCTAACAGAAGAAGAGACAGTCCGTGTTCGCTAGCAAGATCATTTCAGCGTTTTACCGGGTTTGGAGCGGGATTTATGACACAATAAAGTCATCCATTCCGCTCCCATCCTCTGGAGTTATAATGGCTAAAAAGAAACTCAGCAAGGGCAAAGCCAAAATTGAAAAAGTAATGCATGAGTTCAAAACAGGCAAGTTACACAGCGGTTCTAAGAAAGGGCCTAAAGTAACGAATCCTAAGCAGGCGATCGCGATAAGTCTTAGCGAAGCGAGAAAATCGGGCGCCAAAATAAAACCATTCCCTAAGAAGAAAAAATAACAACGGGGGGTTCATGCCCCCTTTTTTTATGAGATGTTATGCCAAAAAAAGAGAAAGCAAAGATTAAAGATACAACTTGCACTACGAAGCCTGGGCGAAGTAGTGTAGGCAAAATAGCTGTCGAGTTACAACAAAAAGCCAAAGATCCGGTATCTGTTATTGATCAGACCAATGAATGTTTAAGTGAATACGAGAAAGAATTACTGAAGTGCGCCGATCTTGGCAAGAAATCATATAAGGGCAGTTTCTTTATTACGGTCATTACCAAGAAAGAACGATTAATGGAGAATGTTCTGCGGAACTGGTTTATTCATCGACTCAGTTGCCCAACCCCTGATTATGACCAAACATTATATCGCTACGACAAACAAAGAGACGACCTAGAATTTATATGGACTATCCCCAGCAAAGATGCCTGTTTATATTTAAAGAGTAACGCCATGGAAGTAACAGAAAGCGAACGAGCATTGCTTAAGTTCGTTCTTGATTTTGCTGACGGGACT